GCTCACGCATCAAGAGCCAAGCACCTGTGACATGATCCAGGTCGGATGCAAAAACCCAAAGGGCACTCCGGAATTTGCCTACCGCGAATTTCCGAATAGACTTCCGATATTTGCAATGAACCGAGCCGAGCCTTAATTCGGTCTTTAGGCACCATTGCGCTATGCATCTGATTTACCTCGATTTCTACGATGGTTTTTACGGGCGTTTTCCTGTACCAGTCATGTTCTCAAGCTTGAGAATGGCCGCCTGACCCAGCTTGCGCCGGTTCACTCGGGTTGCGTATTTCTCGACGATCTGGAACGTCTGGCCTGTGATCGCGGCGACCTCGGCGACGGTGCAACCTGCTTCGAGAAGGGCGATAACCGCGTTCTTGCGCAGGCCATGGGGGATGCATTCCTTGCCTTGCGCGCTGCTGAATTTCTTCAGGTCCTTCCGGATGACCTCATCACTGACCGGGCGACCGGCGGGGCTTGCGATGATCGTCATGCCGCGCTTGGGTGTCCGCTCAAGTTCGGCCTTCAGGTCGCGGTGCAAAGGCGGCGAGACCTCCTTGCTCGTCTTCTTCTGGAACACGAATATTTCGCCGTTGTGGATGTCCGACCACCGCATCTTCACCACGTCGCTGATGCGCTGGCCGGTGTAGTAAAGCAGGTTGATCGCCAGACGGGTTCGATCGTGCTTCGCCACCAGGCCAGCATGCAGGATCGCCTCGGGCCATGGCTCGTGCTCGCCGCCCTTGCGCCTTTGCACGTCCTTCGTGGGTTCCAGCTTCGTCTTCCCGTTCTGCCGAGCCCAAGTGTAGAGAATGCCGAGAACGGACAGGAAGATGTTGTGGGCGCCAGCCCCGGCCATCTTGTTCTCCAGCACGTATTGGACGTCGCCTTGCTGGAGGTCGTTCACAGGGAAGTCGCCCAGGTGCTCGATGATGCGCCGGTTGGTCGATCGATAGAGTTCCTTGCTGCCTTTCGCGAGATCGGCGCGCTTCTCCATCGATACCTCATAATCACGGACCAGATCGGAGATCAGATATCCGACCGTCTTCCGCTTCGTGCGCGCGCCCTTCATCGCCGCGTAGCTGTCGTAGAAGCCAACGTCGCTCGGGTGCGGCAGCGGCGAATAGATCGCCGTTCCCTGACTGGTCCGCTTCCCGGTGTTGAAGTAGGCGTATACCTTCCCCTTCGACCGGACATACTTCACGTGTTCGAGCTTAGGCAGCTTGGCCATAATCTCCCCTCAGCCTGCGGCGATAGTCAGGCACAGTGTCTCCCGACAGCCGGGCGAATGCGGCGTCAAGCGCGTCCTTGCGCCAGTGCTCCCGGCCGCCGAACATGATCCCGGCAGGCAGGCGCCCAGCGATGATCTCGCGCTCGAAGGCGGCCTCGCTCATGTCGCAATACTCAGCCGCGGTCTTGCGCTTCATCATTGCAGGCCAGCGGGCGATGCTATGGGGGGTCATGCTGCACTCCCGATAAAAAGGTTGCCTTGGCGACTTGCCTGCTCGGCCTCGTCCTGGGCCGCCTTGATGCGTGCGGCGGCGATCGGCAGGTATTCCGCCGTCAGCTCGCAGCCGATGAATTCGAAACCTTCCAGCATGGCCGCCCGGCCAGTCGAACCGCTGCCCATGAAAGGGTCGAGCACAACCCCGCCCGGCGGCGTGACCAAGCGGACCAGCCAGCGCATCAGGTCGGTGGGCTTCACCGTTGGGTGCGTGTTGCGGTACTGGGTGTCCCGGCCCTCGCTGATGCTGCTGGCCTTGCCGCTCGTGCCGTTGGCGGTCTGGAACGCGACGAAAGCCTTGGGCTCGAACGCGTCCATGCCTGAGTCTCTATCGGCCTTGCTGGCCTTCGCGCAGTAGAAGAACCGGGCCGCGGTGCCCGAGTCCTTTCGCGCTGCGTGTGGGCCCTTGGGCCCAAACTGGCCAAAGGCATTACCCTGCGGAACCGCATGTCCCTGTTGCTTCAGGTCGCCTTGCTGGCCTGGTGCAACTGGAAAGGCGCTGACCACCTCGTCGCTTCCGTCGTGCACCACGTTAGCAGGCCACCGCCCCGCTGGGTTCGTGCCGACGTTCTGAGGCAGGCGCTTGAACTCATCCAGCGAGCCGCGCTGCTCCGCGCTGTATCGAGCACCGGGCTTGCCACGCGGAACCTCGGGGTCATGCCTCACCGGCATCGCCCCTGCACCTGCGCGCAGCACTTCGTCAGTCGGCACCCGGCAGCCGGCGATATTGATGGCGCCCGTGCCGTGCGATTCCACGTTGCGCGAGACGGTGCCGATCAGCGGCTTGCGCGCCATAACGATCGGCTCATGCGCTGGCTTCAACGCGGTACCCCAGCCCTCCCGGTCGCCCTGCAGGTTCCGGGACTTGGGGAAGCCAGAGCCATAGATCCACATGATCTGGTCGCGGATCTCGAAGCCCGCATCCTCGATCGCGCAGGTCATGCGGTGGTAGGTGCGGGCATGGCTGAACGCGAGCAGGTAGCCGCCCGGCTTGAGCACGCGCAGCGCCGCCTTCCACATCGCCACTTCGAACGCGATGCCGGTCCGGTCCCAGGCCCGTCCCATGAAATCGAGCTCGTACGGTGCATCGGCGACGATGCTGTCAGCCGAGTTCTCAGGCAGGCTGGCCAGAGTATCCCGGCAGTCACCCAGGTAGAGCGTGGCCGTACCGATCTTTTCGATGTGGGTCATGCTGCGCGAGCCTCCGGATCATGGGTTGCAAACCATCCGTCACCCCAGCGCCACATGCCGTAGCAATGGTAAGGGGCCGGTGAGACTTCGCTTTCCAGGCGAACATCGACACCAGGGAGCCTGGCGATCGTCTCCAGCGTCTTGCGCACCCTGGCGCTGTCGCGCTGTCCACTCCTCGGCCGGATCTCCACGAACAGCGCGTCGGGACTATGGCCGCAGATATGCCACGTCGCGGGCCACTGGTGGGCATGCGCAACCGGATCAGCCCCGGCACCAGGGGATGATGGTGCATCGCGGTTGATGACGAGGCCAGCATCCCAGGAGCCGCTATACGCCCACAGGTTTGCGTCCTGCATTGCCGCGTCAATCGCGGCGGCCAGCTTGCCGACAGCCTGGAGTGCTTCGCCTCGATTGAATGTCGGCGCGACGGGCGCGAACAGGTCAAGCTGCATCACGCCATCGCTCCCCGAATGCTTTCCCTAGCCCTTATGTTCTCTACGATGTGATTGTACTTCTCGCGGGAGATGAGGCCGGAGTGCTCAAGCTGGGCGGCGGCGGTGAGGTCGTCGGGCTTAACCGGGGCTCGGGCTGTCCAGTGCGCAATAGCATCTTGCCGCGCCTCTTCGTGGTCGCGCTGGTTGACCATGACTTGCGCCATGCAGCCCGAGCAATGAACGATGGACTGGTAGATTCCGGAGTGCGGGAAGAACCGCGTGTGAGTTGAGGGCGTGCAGTTGCAGAACGGGCAGCGCGGAAGCGTCCCCTCAAGCACCAGGCGAATATCGGTCGCATCTGGCTTCAAGCTGATGGGCGCGGGCCGGGTGGCGACGATCTGGTCGACCGAAAGGCCGGTCTTTTCCTCAGCCATTGGCGTACTCCTTCACGATCTCGATGGATTCCACGACAGCGGTCGCGCTGATGCCCATGTCCGCGGTCGGGCCGTAGCCTTCGATGAAGACCGGCCAGCCCGTGATCAGGCCGCGCGCTTCCAGCTGGGCGATGTGCTCGGCGTGGCGCTCGATCGTGTGGAAGCCATAGAAGCTCTCGCGGAACTCTCGCATGAAAGCCTCGTCAAACTTCGTCTCGTCCAGCTCTACGGTGACGATCTGGGTCACCTCTACGGTGAAGGTTTTCATGCTTCACCCCCGATCTGACCGGCGCGGGTGAGCAGCGAAATCGCCGTGTTCACGCGGGCGCGTAGATACTTCGGCGAGCCGACAAGCGCGCGTTCCAGAACCGACCGGGCTTCGTCGACTTTCTCCCCCTCGCTCGCGGCGGGCAGGGATGCGGGAAGCGGATTGAACTCGCCCCCTGAGACGTTGAGGTGTTCACCTTCGCCCCAGAATCCGATCTTGAAGCCCGTCCAGCGATAGGCGCCGGGAGCAAGATGCGAAGGCGCGTCATGCTCGAACACGTCTTCCCAGAAATGCTCAATATCGTAGTCCGTCCACCCCGAAGAGTGGCCGAGAACAAAGACCTCGTGGCTGTGATCGACAGCGATATCGAACCACGACATGTCGGGCTCTGCCTCCACGACTTCCGGCGTATGCTCAGTGCGGGTGTCAGGCATTGGAGGCCTCCTTGCTGTAGCGGATGCGGTGGCGCGCGAGCATTTGCAGAGCGCCGTCGTTGTCGAGGATTTCGCCGTTGGCCATCCAAGCAGCGCGTTCCGGCGAGTACCCTTGGAGGATCAAGGCCCGGCCGAACTCCTCACGGTCCTCGGCGGTTATGGGCACCATGTGCGCGGCGCGGGCCAGTTCGAGCAGATCGCCGGGCGTCATACGATCACCGTGACCTGCTCAGCGGCGCGCGTGACCGCCGTGTAAAGCCAGTTCTTGCGCGCCTCGCGGAACGAACCGCTCTCGTCGAAGATCAGAACGTTGTCCCACTGGCTGCCCTGCGACTTGTGGCAGGTGATCGCCCACCCGAAGGTGAATTCCTGGGTGCCGCGCTTTTCCTGCCAAGGGATGTTTTGCTCGGTGCCGTTGAAGAACTCTTCGAAGACCTCGACCTTGATCGGGTCGCGCTTCTCGTCGAGCGATTCCACGGTGACCGCCAGCTTGCCGCCCAGCGTCTCGATCGTATCCGCCGACCACAGGCCGCCATTGAAGATGTTGTGCGTTTTGTCATTGCGCAGGCAGATCAGGCGATCGCCGACGGCCGGGTGCCATGGCTTGTCCGCGCCACGCAGGCCTTTCATTTCCCGCATGCGATGGTTATACGACGTGCGGGTGCGGTTCAGGCCACAGAGCAGCTGGTCGGCCCCGAGTACGAGTTCGCCAAGGCCGTCACGGCCCAGCGCGCGGCTCGTCGTGATGAGGCTATCGCCGTAGCGGCCCGGCGCCAGGCGCTTGCCCTCGCGGATCTCCATCGACATGCGAATGATAGGGTTGTCCTGAGCCTGGCGGTGCACCTCAGTCAGCATCGCGTCCGGCTCGGCGTTGATGAAGAAGCCCTCGCCCTTCACCGGCGGCAGCTGCGCCGGATCGCCCAGCACAAGAATGCGGGTGCCGAAGCTGAGCAGATCGCGCGCCAAGTCCTCGCCGACCATGGACACTTCGTCCACGATCAGCAGGGCGGCGTCGGCCAGCGCGCTCTGATCGTTGAGCTTAAATTCCGTGATGCCGGTGCGATCGTCCATTTCGACGCGGTAGATCAGCGAGTGGATCGTCGATGCGCCCTCGCAGCCCTTCTTGCGCAGGACCAGTGCGGCCTTACCGGTGAAAGTGGCGTAGAGGACCTTGCCCTTGACGCTCCCGGCGAGTTCCTTGGCCAGCGTCGTCTTGCCGGTCCCAGCGTAGCCGAACAGACGATACACCTGCGGACCTTTGGGATCGGCGAGCCAGCCACTTACGGAGCGAATGGCGGCATCCTGTTGCGGGGACCAGCTCATGCATCCCTCCCATGATTTGAGTGATATCCAAGCCGCTGCTCTGCGTCCTTTCGAGCGGTTGCGGCTTCTTCCAAGGTGTTGAATATGCCCAAGTGGACATTCTTCCCGTCGTCGCGAATGTATGCGCGCCAGCGTCCCTTGAGCGGCGACACCCCCATGATTCCGCTACTGTTGTTCGACCGACGCTTCGTGTTGCGGCAGTTCGCAGAGCGGGTGACGACGCGTAGATTTCCGATACGATTGTCATCGCGATCGCCATTGATGTGGTCGATCTGGCCGTCTGGCCACGCACCGTAGTAGATAGCCCAAGCCACCTGATGCGCCCGGTGCATCTTTCGAAATATCATGCCATCACGGTAGCCACGGCTATTGACCGTGAATGCTCGCATACCTGCATATCGGCCATTCCACCTCAGATGCTCGCGATCGGAGGGGAACAAGGTGCGCGCCCGCTCGCGCCAGGTCAGAATGCCGGTGGCGGGATCGTAATCGAGCAGTTCGGATAGTTGTTCGGGCGTCATGCTGCTCGCGCCTCGTCCTGAAGGGTGGTGACATCGACGCCGGTCCAAGTGCTCCACAGGTAGAGGGCGCGGGTCGTGAAGTCGGCGCGTTCGGCCTCGTTCATGGCGCGGTTGCTGGTGGACCGGCGGCGGCGGTAGATCTCGCCCGAGGGAAGCACTTGCTCGTCATAGAGCCGGAGCTTGTCGCGGGTGATGTCGTGCAGGTCCTGCTCGTCCAAGGTCAGGTTGTGCAGGTCGTTGAGCAGAGGGGTGACAAGCGCGGCGACGGACCAGTACAGACCCCGGCGTCGCTGGTTGGCGGTTCCGCCGCTGAGCGTACAGCGGACCTTGCCCTTGATTTCGCGCATGGCGTCCTCGGCCGCGCGATTGGCAGGCTTGAGCATGCCGAGGCGGACCTCGAACATGAGCGGCGGGCTGTCACTGGCCATTGCGGTGCTCCCTGATCTGCTGGCGGCGCGGCGAAGCGTCGCAGAGGCTTTCGATGAGCTGGTCCACCGTCTGGACCGAGGCCTTCTGGTAGGCTCGCCAGAACGACTGCTCTCCGATCTGGTGCTGCTGCTGGTGGTGGCCGATGAAGTCGAGGTCGCGGCCGCACAGCGGAACCGCGCGCCAGTCGTCCGTCTTCTGCGACATGCCCGCCCCGCTTCCGTTGCGGACGTGAGCCGCCTCGATCGGCGCGCGCTGGCAGCCCGGCCAGGCGCAGTGGAAGGACCGGACGAACGTGAGGTGCGCCTGAGACTTCCAACGGCTCTCGCGCTTTTCCCTCTTGGGAGCGGGCTCTTTGAACTTGCGGGGTGGGAGTGCCATGGCGCGCTACCTCAGAACGGAATGGAATCGGAACCGAGGTCGTCGTCAAAGCCGCCGTCGTTCCATCCGGTGTTGGAGTTGTAGACTTCGCGCCCGCCCTGCTCCCGGCCCCAGTCGCCGCCGGTGCGCTGGCCGCCACGGTCGTTGCCTTCGCGCTGGCCGTTGCCGCGCTGCTGCTGGCGGCCGCCGCCCTGCCCTTCGCTGTCCGGTTTGCTGTCCAGCATGGTCAGGGTGCCGCCGAACGAGGTCAGGACGATCTCGGTCGAGTACCGGTCGCTGCCGTCCTGCGATTGCCATTTCCGGGTGCGCTGCTCACCGCTGATGGCGATGCGGCTGCCCTTGCGGAGGAAGCGCTCGGCAACACCGATCAAGCCGTCATTCTGGATCACCACAGAGACCCATTCGGTGCGCTCGCGGCGCTCGCCGGATTCCCGGTCCTTCCACTGCGATCCAACGGCCATCCGCATGGTGCAGATGCGACCTCCTGACTGGAAGGATTTTACCTCAGGATCAGCGCCCAGACGGCCGGTGAACGTGCAGATGTTGATGTCGCTCATGGCTCAGGCCGCCTTCTTCTGTTCGTGGTAGGTGACGCCGGGCACCCGAGGGCGAGCGCCGCGCGCGTCGCGGTCGGCAAGCTCCTGGATCAGAGCGAGGAACGCTTCCTGATGCAAAGGCAGGTAGTGCCGAAGAGCCGCGTTCTTGTCGGTGATCTCGGCTTCCCAGTAGGTGCGGAGGCCGGTGGCGCTGCGGTCGATCTTGTTGGCGACGGCGTTCAGCTTCTTGGCGGCCTCGAGGTCCTGTTCTGCCTCGAAGCGCTGCTCCAAGTCCTCGGACTGCTGGAGGGCTTCCTGCGCCTTGCGCTGGCGTTCCTCGGCTCCCTCGCGCGCTTTGCGGGCTGCTTCGTCCTTGGCGCGCTGCTTGGCGACCCGGTAGGGCGTCAGGGCATCGCCGCAGGCGGTCTGCCCGCGCGCCGCCTTATCGACGATCGGCTTCCACTTCGTCTGGACCGCTTTCGCGGCATCGTCGTGGGGCTTCTTCTCGGCGGCGCGGGCCTTGTCGGCATCCTGCTTGGCCTTGAGGAAGTCCTTCGACAGGGCGTCGATCGCGGCTTCCTGCTCGTCCGTCTCGACCGGTCCACCGGAAAGGGTGTCGGAGAGCAGCGAGAACAGCTCGTCGATGTGAAGGCCGAAGGCTTCCTCGGCGGGCGGGTTGTTGTGTCCGGTGGTGGTCATCAGAACTTGATCTCGTCGTTGAGGTCAAAACCAGCGCCGGTCTGGCCTGCGCGGTTCAGGGCGCCCTCGCTCTGCGCGGCACGGTTCGTTTCTTCCCTCGCCTTGTTGGCGATGGTGTCCGTCAGGCGCGAAATGGCGTTGGCGTATTGATCCTGATCAAGGTGTCGGAGATCATTGACGCCGTACTCCTTGCACAGGCGCGCCGTGGACACGCCGGAAGCCTGCTGAAGCTGGGCAAGCCTAGAGAACTCCGCATCCGGCATTGTCCGGTGTTGGACAGGCTCCGGGTCGGCCCGATGGGACTGCGCCGCCGCATTGCCGTCATCGTCCTCGGGGCAGACACCAAAGGCAGCCATGAGGGAGTATCGACGGCAATAAGTCAGAGCCGAGCCGTATCCCTGGGCATCCTGCTTGGATGCAGGGACGAACAGCTTCCCGAAGCTCATGCTCTCGCCGCTTTCGTGGCAGACGAGGGTTTCGACGCAAACGCCTCCGGTCTGCTCATGGGTGATCTGAGCAAAGAACAGGCCGTTCTCCGACAGCGCCGGCTTCACCGCCGACACGACGCTCGAAAGGTCGGCATATTTGTGCGCCTTGCCGTCGCGCTTGAAGGCCGGGTTGTCCGTGTCCTTCAATGCTCCCTCGATCTTCGGGAAGGCCTTTGCCATGGCCGCGAAAAGCGTAGGCGTGAATGCCGTGGCGGCGGCTTCAATAGTGGTCACAGCGTTCATGTGCGTGTCCTTGAGGTCAGTGCCAGGCAGTCATCAGCGCCCAGAGAGCGCCGAGGCCGGAAGCGATGGGGAAGGTGACGACGATCAGCGTCAACTCACGGCGGACGGACATTACTGGCCCTCCCCGCTGCGACGGCTTTCCCACCAGATGACGAAGGCAATGCCTGCGACCGGAGAGAGGGCCACGATGATGCCGCCAGCCAGAGCGAACACGCCGTACCAATCGGTGAAGGCGAAGCTCAGCGCCGACGGGTTGTTGCGGAACCAGTGAGAGATCAGGGCATCCGTGCCGAAAAGAACGGAGGCGGCGACAGCCAAGGCGAGAACGAGCCGGGCCATCAGGCGCACCCCTCGTCCATGCCAGCGATCAGGCCAGCTGCGATGTTGTCGAGCATGAGGCCAAAGCGAGCGCAGCGGTCCTGCGCGGCATCCAGGTCAGCGACATGCTGGTCACGAGCCGCGCACTGTTCAGCGGCGAAGCGGTCCCAGTCGAAGCTGCGCGTGGCGACGGCGCGAGCGGTCTGTGCAAGGCGGGTCATGCCGGAACTCCCTGAAGACGAAGCCGCAGCGCCATCTGCACCTTTTCCGCGCCACTCATGTGGCCAGCGGCTTGGTTGCATTCGGCGTGGGCAAGGAAGAGGTTGCTGATGTGGTTCGGGCCGCCGTGGGCAATCGCCACGAGGTGCTCGACTGTCACGTCTCCATCGAGCGGAGCTCCGCAGAAGAAGCAGTCGCCTCCATCGCGAGCCATAAGCGCGCCGACGGTGCTACGATCTTTGCGGCGACCCTTGACGGCCACCGGGGCGAGCGAGCCCTTGCGCGCTTCCATGTGCTCGCGGGCTGCCAGCGCTTCGGCATTCCAGGTTTCGCCGCGCTTGCCGCGATAGACCACGCCGACTCCATATGACGTCCGGAAGCGCAGAACCTCGTAAGGGTTGGTGGGCGAGAGGATTTCAGCGCCAGCAGCCTGAAGGCGCTCGCCAATATTGGCGATGCTCACGCCGCAATCCCCCGAGCTTCGAAGTCCCACCGCCACATCGCGGTAGCCTCGTATTCCGAGTAGCCCTCGAACTGGTGGGGATCGCCGAAGCAGTCAGCGAGAACCGTGCGAGCGTCCGGCCCCATGGCAGCGATGTACGCGCGCTTGTCGGCGGCGTTCTCGAAGCTGCCCATGGTGTTGGAAGCATGCTCGGCGCGCAGGCGGTCGAGAACTTCGACGGGCGATCCGGTGATGACGAGCTGGTCCGTGCCCATCACCAGACGCGGGCGGTGCAGGAACAGGTCGTAGATGTCGATGTTGGCGATTACCGCCAGGACAGCCGGGGTTTCGTGCCACTCGGCGGCGCGCGCCGGGGTGAATGCGGGGGCGAAGTGCTTCACGACACCACCTGCGAGACCGAGCGTGCGGCATTGCGGAGCGCCTTGCACTTCCGGCAGGATTGGCGATGACGACCTCCGCGACTGACGTATTTGTAGTCGTCCGAGCGAACGTGGCCGCACTTGATGCAGGTCGGCGTTGCCGGTGCAGCAGGACGCTGTACGCGCAGATGCGGCATGTCGCATCCGGGGGCGTTGCGCCCTTTGGCCATCATGTCGTCGATGTTGTCCTGAGCCGTACCGGCGAACAGGTGCTCAGGATTAACGCAGAGCCGATTGTCGCAGGTGTGGCACACCATCCGGTCGACCGGGCATTCGCCATTGCTGATCGCAAAAGCGACGCGGTGAGCGCGGTAGGAGTTCTTGCGGATGCGGAACCTGCCGTAGCCCTTCGTCTCCGAGGACTTGATCCAGTTCCAGCAGCCGGTGTCCGCATCCACTAGGAACGAAGCGTTGAAGCGCGCCGTCTGGCGGGGCGACAATTCCGGGATTGGAAGAGATGTTGCCATGATTGACCTCCATGGCCCGAGTGCGCTTGCGGCTCACTGCTGGGCTGATGGAGAGCTTATGGGACAATATGTCCCTCACGTCAAGGACAATTTGTCCCCTTCGCCTGCAAAAGAAACCCCGCCGGAGCGGGGCTGTCTATGGCGAAATGATTTCGGAAGTTACTTCTTGCGCCGAGGTTGCTTCGAAGGCTGGTTGCTGGCTTTCGGCTCACGGTTCGCTCGATCGCGATGGAGGAAATAAGCCGAAGCCGCCCCAATTGCGGCGACAACACCTGCTGCAAGCGGCTGCTTAAGATAGGAGCAAAGGCCTACCAGGCCCGCCAGCATCGCGATCGTGAGTAGTGCGCCGACCTGCCCCATAAAGCGCAGACCAAACTCGCCAATCACCATTCGGTTTTCCTGCTTGTGGCGGTGAGCCTGATTGCGCTCCGCCATGGCAAGAATACGCTCTGCCGCGCCAGGGTGGGCTGCCTCATAACCGGCTAAGTCTTCTGGCGGCGGAAGCGGACCGCTGTGCATTTTACTAACGGTCATTCCGACCATCTCAACGACCTTGGGCCCCTGACCTGGCTTAACCAAGGGTTCCAATTTCCTCAGGAGGGTGGCTTCGTCTTCGTTACCCTTCTCGCGGGTCGCTGGCGGATTACTCACAATGCTCCAGGGAATTCATCGCGGAACGAAGGTCGTAGCCCACTGACCGCCAGTCATCGGCGACAGAGCCGAGTTTGATATCTGGGATGGTGGGCTTGAAAGTGATTTCTCGGCTGCCGCGCATGATCATGCGGAACAGTCGCTTGCGCCCACGCGGACCGGCCGCGTAAGCGATCAGGTTTTTATCGTGGTGTGACATGTTGATTCTCCGCACTCAGAGATTGTGGATAACATCGAACAAGTCAATGAATGGTTGAAAAAATGGTTGGCCATCTTGCGGTGAGCCGAGCCTCTAGCCGGTCTTGCCGGGAATGACACTCTTTATAGCATAGACTCCGCACCCTCCTGCAGCAGACCTTAAACGAACCAAATCGGTTCGTGTAGGAAAAATCCTATACCGTTCCCACCCGACCCGTGGTACAAGAACAGACCGGGAACAAGGAGGGCGAATCGTTGCTGGAAAATCGAAATATCCTGAGCGAGCCCGCCTGCAATGCTGGCTGCGCCCCTTGCTCCCGAACTTGTGCGGTCGCCCGAATTCAGTTCATGTGGTGGTCTCGGGAGGAAGAGCGCCTCCTGCGAGATCGTCCGATTTTTTCGAGTGAGCGCTGGCCGAGTTGGTCAGAGGAGATGCTGGAAGCCCAAGGGTTTCTGCAACGACTTCAGCGAGAAATCGCGCGCGCTTCTCCTCAGGCACGGTCACAGCCATCGGCAAGTTGTCCGCCAGGGCCCGCTCAAGCGCTTCTGCACTAGGGGCCTCCGATTGCCTCGACTTGACCTTACCAACCCCGAAATCATCTCGTCCGGTCAGTAGGTACGACAGCGATCGGTTGGTTAGCCTCGCGACTACAGGGAGCAGGTATAAGGGAAAGGCAGACCCCTGCCTGTTCTCATACTTTTTGTAGCGATCCTTGGGCACATCGAGAAAGCGCGCCATCTCTTCCTGCGTCCAGCCATTAGCTGTGCGCATCTCAGCAACACGCTTCTGAACCTGGGAGTTGAATTCGCTTTCTTGAGGGACTGTAGGCATGGCGCGAATATGCCGCGTCTCTCGCGCAAATTCGCGTGACACCTTGTCCTTGACGAAGGGGACAAATTGTCCCATACAATCGACATGGCTCACAAACATCTCGATTGGTCCATCGTCGACCGGGAAGCAACCGCGCTGGGCGTGAACGAGGCAACTCGCAGAAAGTGGCGCCAACAGGGCCGTCGCGTTCCGTTTGAGTGGCAGCTGAAAATCATCGAGCGCCTCGCGCGTCAGGGATGGAAAGCATCGACGGCCGACTTCGACCGCCTGCCCAGCAACCCCGGGCGGATCGCCGCATGATCACCCTCACCACAAAGCAGAGCAGCCTGCTCTCCTACCTTACGGGCTATATCGATAGCACGGGCGGAGTAGCGCCGAGCTTCCTTGAAATGCGGGACGCTGTGGGCCTCGCCTCCAAGAGCGGTGTGCATCGCCTGCTTGCTGCCCTCGAAGAGCGGGGTCGCATCCGCCGGTCGCCGAACCGAGCGCGCGCTATCGAGATCGTAGACGTTGGACCGCTCCACACCGTGTCCACTGCTGATCTCATCGCAGAACTCGAACGTCGCCGTGTCGGGTCCTTCCAGACCAATCCAGAAGTCATGGGAGCCTGAGCTATGGGTGAGAGCTGGCAGATCGGCGATCTCGCGCTCTGCGTCGATGACACGAACCTTTCCATAGGGCTGATCCGGAAGGGCGGCGTCTACCGCGTCAACGATCTGGACCATGGCGTGCACGTCAAGTTCGGGCCTCAAATCGCCCTCTTCTTCGACGGCATCAACGACTTCATGGGCCACGCGGCCATTCGGTTTCGCAAGATCCAGCCTCTGACCGACGAAGAGCGTGAGGACTTCGAAGAAGATCTCCGCGTCCCCGGTCACGATTCCATACCCCACGCCCCGCAGGCCCCTGCCCGCGAAGGCGTGACCCTGCCCGTCCGGTCGTTCGAACCCCACACCCCCCTCCGCGACCGGACGGGCCTTTCCTCTGATCTCGCTGCACATACGCAGCCTAATGCACTCTGACAGGACGATAATCATGGATCGCAAATCGCAAATCCTCGACCGCCAGAAGCGCATGTTCCGCATTGCGCAGGACCCCACCCGCTACGGCCTGACCCTCAAGATGATCGCCGCTGACGCGGACCTCGGCCTCGACAGCGTGCGCAACTACGCCGCTGGTGAGACGGTCATGCCGATGACGGCGCTGGATGCCCTCGTGGATGTCCTGCCGGACGAACTGCTCTCGCTGCTGCTGCCTGCTGGCCACGCCATCGTCTCGGTGCCGGAAGGCATCTGCCACGACGAGATCGAGAAGGCTGCGCGCGAGTTCCTGGCGGCCAAGGGCGAGGCCCACCACCCGGAGAGCCCCGGCGGCCGTGAACTGGCTGACTGCGAGGTCGTCACGCTCAACCGGAAAGTCGCGAAGCTCCGCGCCGTCGCCTGACCCAGCCACTCCCTTTCCCCTCCCCACGGAGAACCGACATGCTTTCCACCGACCCCGCACAGATCTCCATCCCCGGCACCGAGCGCAAAGAGCACCGCGCCGCCGACGACCGGCTGCGCCTGTTGATCGAGCGCGTCGAGCGCCTGGAGGACGAGAAGAAGGGCATCAGCGACGACATCCGCGACGTCTACAACGAGGGCAAGGCGGTCGGCTACGACGTCAAGATCATGCGTCAGATCGTGCGCATCCGGAAAATGAAGCCGGACGACCGCCGCGAAATGGACATGCTGCTCGACACCTACAAGAACGCGCTGGGCATCGACTGATGCTGTCCCGGCTCTTCCGGCGCCATGCTGCGCCCGTTCCGCCCACCACCCCGGTAGCGGCATCGAAACTCGCCAGCCACGGCGCCGAGAAGCGCCGGGCCGCTGCCCGCAAGATCATCCGCGATCGTGCCGACCAGATGCGCGCCGACATGCGCGCCCGCGGCATCGACAAGCCTGAAATCGACTGGAGCGCCCTGTGAAAACCTTCCGCTGCGGTCACGAGAAGACCGAAGAGAACAGCCGCTTCACCAAGGGCTTTAGCCAGTGCAAGACCTGCGAGCGCGATCGAGCGAGAGAGCGCCGGGAGAGAATCCGGCGCCTCCGTGCCCTAGGCGAGGTTCCCGCAAGCCGGGGCCGGAGCAACGGCAAGTACCGCCACCTCAGCGGCGCATCCTCCATTTTTGCCGATGATGGAGGTGCTGCAAAGATCAATCAGGGCAGTGCGTCCCTGCTGCGCGCGATCTACCGGGCCCACCCCTATGTGTTCGACGCCGCCGAGCGCGCCGGACGGATGGCGGTGCGCCCGTGATCTTGCGCCTCCCATACCCTGACAAGCTGCTCTGGCCCAACGGCCGCACCCGCAGCCCTCACGCCAAGGCCCGCAAGGTGAAGTCGCACAAGCAAATGGCGTGGGGTTCTGCCCTTGCCGCCCGCGCCGACTTCACGCCCAGCGAGACCATCGGCCTGCACATCATCGTCCACGCCAAGCGCACCGGCCCGATGCCCGACAAAGACAACGTGGTGGCGGCAGTGAAGTCCTATCAGGATGGGATCGCCCAGGCCCTCGGCATCGACGACAAGCATTTCGCTACGCCGACGGTGGAGTTCGCCCCCACCCGCACCGGTGAGTTCGTGATCCGTGTCGGAGGCGCCGACCAGTGAAGGTGTCGGAGCTCATGGAGGCAATGTCTGCCGCTGGCGCCCCGATGGAGGCGATCCTTATCGCCGTCCGTGCGCTGGAAGGCCGCGACGATGCTCTTGAGCAAAAGCGGTCTGTAGAGCGCGAGCGCAAGCGTCGGCAGCGCGCTCGGGAGCGTGACACGGACGGGAATGTCACGGGACAGTCCCGGGACATGGACGTGACTGTCCCTGAGACGGTCACGGAAAAACCCTCCCTTTCCCTCCTCCCCAATGAAAATAATTCTAACCCCACCACCCATACCCACCCGGAAACACAAACCCCGCGTGCGCGTAAGGGGACCCGGCTTCCCGCTGACTGGTCGCCTGCCGACCTCGACGACCGCACCGCAACAGAGGTCTCGGCTTGGCCGGACGGAGCCGTTGACCGGGAACTCTCGAAATTCCGCGACTGGGCCAGCGCCGCCCCCGGCGCGAAGGGCATCAAGTCCGACTGGGACGCCACCTGGCGCAACTGGCTCCGCAAAGCACACGACGAAGGACGGTATCGCAATGGAAGCAATCGGAACAACGGCGGCTCGCCTGCTTCGCGAAGTGCCGCAAGGCCGCGTGACGGCGCAATCGCTGAACTCGATCGTCAACTCGGACTCGACGACTTTGATGGCTCGGCTCGACGACGAGACACTGGCGGCGGCGCAGGCTTTGGCGGTAGCGCCCTTACCCACGCTCGAACCATGTGACCGCGATCACTTCAACCAGTGCCTCCGGGTGATGCTGGCGGTCCTGCCCAAGCGGAACTCCGACGACGTGAGCGGCAAGCTTCTGATCTCGGCTTACCAGAAGAAGCTGGGCGGATACCCGACAGACCAGATCAGCTATCTTGCTGACCAGGCTACGGCGAAGTGCGAGTGGTTCCCCTCGATCGCCGAGTGCATCTCGCTCATGCAAGGTTGGAAGCGAAACGACGATCCGGTCCATGTCAGGCGCCGCGCCGAGACCGCTGTCCGCCGAGAGCTTGAAGCCCGGATGGACGAGACCATGGCTCGCCTCGCGGCCGGTCAGTGCGACCAAGCCGAGATCGATGCCCTCCCCATCCGCTGGAAGGAGATCGCCGAGACCCGCAGCTATCTCTGGCGCCATCAGGACGGCACTTACACGGCGCGCGTTCGCCGGGAGACGGCGGCATGATCCACATCACCCGCCACGCCATCGACCGCTGCATTGAGCGTGTCCCCGGCATCACCACCGAGGAGCAGGCCCGCACTCTGCTTACGTCGCGGGCGATACTGGCGGCCGCTGGGTTTGGCGCCAAGTATGTGCGCCTCGGCACTGGTCACCGCGTCGTGATCGAGGAAGGCCGAGTGACCACCGTCCTGCCGGCCGAGACCCACGTCTGGAAAATGGGTTCGCGCTGGGACCGTATCCGCACCCATGCCCGTGGCTGGGCGCGCTTCCACCGCGAGGACCACGCCGCATGAACGCCATAGCCACCATAATCCCCGCCGGCGCCCCTGCCACGACCCAGGAAGAGTGGGTCGAACGCGGCCGGACCCTCGCCGACCAGCGCCGTGAAGTCGATTGGGCCCTTGGGGATTGGATGGCCGAGGGCAAAGAGGCGGGATATCTCACGCAATCCGGCTTCGACTTCCTGAGCGAGAACCTTGGCCTCACCCCCAAGCGCCTGAAGGACGCGCTCAAGGCCGCGACGACATTCCCCCCGGCCCTGCGCGATCGCACCCTCTCGGTGGACCACTACGCCGCGGTCGCCTCGCTTCCCCAGGACGAAGCCCTGCCCCTGCTCAAGCGCGCCAGCACCGACCACCTGCCGGTGAACGCCCTCCGGGAGCATGTGACCCAGCGCCGTTACGAGACAGGCGCCAACTTCGAGGAAGACGACCTCGACAGCACCATGGCTACGCTGATGTTTCGGGAATGGAACCGCAGCACTCCCGAGGCGCGCGAGCTTGCTTTCGAGCGGATGCGCATCGCCGCCTCGAAGGGCTTCAAGATGATCGATGAAGACGAGGCTGAAGATGACTAAGCGTAAGATCTTGCCGACCTCGGCGCGAGCCTACGTGCCGCCCGAGTTCATTGACCACTTCATTGCGAAAGGCTGGCGCCCAGCTGAACACGCCTTCGGCAAGAAGTCGGCCGAGCGCTATCGCAGTATTGTCGGCCGAGAAAGGCTTGACGCGGCGCACAAGCAATTTCTCGCCGATCAGAAGCGTGATCCGAAGGTGGACATCGCCCAGTACCGGGTCACTCTCAAGCGCCAGCGCGAGGAAACGTCGCGATGACACCGAAGCAGGAGAAGTTCTGCCGGGTGTTCGTCGAACTCGGTAACGCGTCAGAGGCTTATCGGCAGTCTTACGACGCCAAGCGCATGAAACCCGAGAGCATCGCCGTCCAGGCCGCGAAGATGCTCGCAAGCCCTAAGATCGCCCTAAGGGTCGATGAACTGAAGGCGCATCACGCCGAACGGCACGACATGACCGTCGATGACATCGCGCAGATGCTCAAGGAGGACCGGACGTTCGCGCGCCAGTGCCAAACCCCGGCCGCCGCTGTCAGCGCTACGATGGGTCTCGCCAAGCTCTATGGCCACCTGCGCGACAAGGTAGAGCACACCAGCCCTGACGGCAGCATGTCCCCCAAGGAGCCGACGTACCGCCTCGTGAAGCCCGAGGCGCCGCTCGCCCTCCCCAGCCCCCTCCCCGGAGACCAAGACCATGACTGAGAAGCTGATGCCGTGTCCGTTCTGTGGCGGCGCCGCTGTGCGCAAGGCTGATCCAGGAGTGGTGAACGTGCCCTTCGGATTGGTTGTCGATCACGCCCCAGGATGCTTTCTGGCGATGCCGTTTTGCACGGACGACGAAGCTATAGATCGCGCCTGGAACACCCGCCACCCCACCCCGGCCGCCGATGAGGTCGAGGCGGTGGCGAGGGTTATCCACCGGGCGCTGTTCCCCGCGACGTACACCGCCTATGGGGATTATTGGCAGAAATTGTCCGATGGGGGCCGCGAGAAGTGGTTTCACGTTGCGCGCGCCGCCATCGCCGCAATGCAAGCCAAGAGCGCCGAACCTGCCCGTGAGGAAGTGAGCGGGGACCTAGCGGCTATGGCAAGCGATATGCGGGTCATGATCTGCAACTATCGCTCGAAGAGCATGCGGGAACGTGTATTCCCTGATAGCCACCTCGACGGCATAGAGGCTTTCGTTTCCGCAGCAATGAACCCGAAGCCCGCCGACGACGCGGAGCAGCGCCTTCGAATGATCGTCTCGCATGCGACCGGCGGCAACCTCCAGTACGATCCAGCTATGAGCGTCAACGCGATCTGCTGCGAGATCACTGCCATGCGCAACAAGGTCTGGCAGCACGCGCAGGAGGCGCTGATGGACAGCCTGACGCCGCGCCCAGCCGAACCTGCGGGCGAGGAGCCGGTGGCGTTCGTCTGCGAGGCTGACCTGCGCGCCTTAGCGACGAAGCCTGACGGCGACGACATGAGCATTTCGCCTGTGCCCCGCCCTGAGATTGGCATGAATATGCCGCTCTACGCCCGCCCGGCCCCGAGCAATCCCGAAAGGTTGGTGGATGCGCTGCGGCAATGTCTAGATCAGTTCGCCTTCTATGCGCGCGAGCACACCGCATCCGGGAAGCATGAAAAGGCTGCAACGAACCAGCGCTTTGCCGATCTGGCGTCTGCCGCCCTTTCTGCCGCGCCGATCAAGACACCAGCTGAGGGGGCGCAGTGATGCGCGATTTCGATAAGCGCTGGCGCGAAATGGAGCGTCGTGGAGACCGCATCCGCCGTGTCGCTGCCGCCGTCATGCTCCTGACCTGGTTCGGGTTTGGCGCCTGCATCGTGGGCGGGGTGTACCTGGCGCTCCACCCGGAAACGATCGGGAATTATGCGGGTCGCATCGTCAGCGGTTTCGAGGAGGCCAGCCGATGAACCTGCGCGTACTCAAGAAGCTGTCGAAGCGGGCGGCGCCGTACCTTGTCGCCCTGGGCGATGACCGCAGGCAATTCCCAGCCGAGAAGGACGACAACTACCACGGCACCATCATCAACGCCCGAAAGCATGCGGAGCGCTGGCCGTCTTGTCATGAAGATATGGACGGTCGGGTCATAATGGTCACTCGGCCCCGCTGCCGAGCAGGTTCGCCCCATCCGTACATCAAACTCGTGGAGCCCTCTCACCCGCGCAAGGGCACCGTCATGGTCGGGGCAATGTCCGGATACTACGAGCCAGAGTGGGACGAGGAGTGCGCTTTCGTCGCGTTCCGGACGCATGTGATCAACCACTTCACCGACTGGAAGGCGCTGATGGACGATGACCATCCCGCCCCCTGCATGAAGCGCGACCTGTCGACCGTGAGTAAGCTGTTCGCCGCTGCCGACGACATTCTGGCGGCAGGCCCGCAGCCCATGTGGTGGGAAGAGCCGATCACAGAACCCGAGGACGAATTTGCATGAAGGCTCTCAAACGCATCGTGATCGGCTTGCCCCTCGTGCTGGCGGGAATCGCCATTGTGTCGGCAGTTATCTACTTCCTTGGCGAGTGGTCGCTGCTCGTCGCCGGAGTGATCCTGTTCTCCTGGTGCGTGGGCGACGCTGTCATATCGCATTGCGAAATCCGTGCTCTCGGAAAGGACAAGGCATGAGCGAGATCGAGATTACGCAGGAGGATCGGGAGGCGGCGGCCAATGCTCACAAGGCATGGCTGAACACCGATCCCTCGGCTGACGAGAGGATGCGCGCTGGTAACATCGACTGGTTAGCCGAAGCCTTCGCCTGTCACCGCGCCGAGGCGTTGGAGGAGGCGGCATTCGCAGTGCACAGCGCCATCTTCGATCTAGCGCTAGGCGACACCGGCAACGGGCGGAACGTGACACCTGCGCAGTATTCCGAGGCAGCAATCGACGCAATCCGCGCCCTCCGCACCGGCAGCGCGGATGGGAGGGAGGGGTGAAGGTCAGCGAGCGCGACCTCTCTCACGACGCCGATCCCGACCGCTTCGGCGCTGCGGTGTCGAAATGCGAGGGCTTCACGCCGGATTGCTCGCACAACGGGCGCTGTATGCTCGGCGGTGATTGCTTCGCCAGTCCGGCGCATCTGGTCGCCGCGCGCATGGTGGAATCGCTGCTCCCGAAGGATGGCCGCGCCGGGTTGCACCTCGCCTACCTCCGGCGCGTCGCTGAGATGCTGCGAGAGGATCGCGTGCACCTGTGAACGCCCACACCTCCATCACTCTGGGCATGGGCCATAACGGCGGCCCGGTCTTCGAATGCGAACTGCCGGAAGTCTTCGAGCCATTCCTCCAGCCCGCGCGCTTCAAAGTGGCGTACGGCGGCCGTGGCAGCTCGAAGACCCGCACCGTCATCACGATCCTCGTCAACAACGTGCTCTACAGTGGCTGGCGCGTGGTGTGCTTCCGCGAGCTGATGGAGGCCATCGCCGAGAGCAGCTATCAGGAGATCGTCGAGGAGATCGACCGCCGCAACCTGGGTGCCTACTTCGACATCACCAAGACCGAGATATCCTGCCCGTCGTCGGGCGGTGTGTTCAAGTTCTCTGGCATCCGCGCATCGTCCAAGCGCCTCCAGAACCAGAAGCTCAAGGGCTTTTCCAACTTCGATGCCGCCTTCATCGACGAGGGCGAGAGCATCACCAAGGACAGCTGGAACGCCCTGGTGCCGACCATGCGCAAGAGCGGGTCGGAGATATACGTCTGCTTCAACCCAGCCAGCCCGCTCGATTTCATCTATCAGTCGTTCGTCACGGACCCGATCTATCCGACGGTCCACAACGGCAAGCCCTACTGCATCACCCTCAAGGTGAACTACACCGATAACCCGTTCTTCCCGCAGGAGTTGGCCGACGACGCTGCCCTGATGGAGCAGACGGACCCCGAACTGTATCGGCACGTCTACCTAGGCGAGCCGGTCGCAGACAGCGCACTCGCCATCATCAAGCCCAAGTGGATCGAGGCCGCGATCGATGCGCACCTGCACATCAAGGGCTTCCCCATGGGCGGCGGCAAGATCGGCGGCATGGACATCTCCGGCGGCGTCGAGGGCGATGTGGTGGCGCCCAAGTCGAACGATCCAAACGCGCTGGCCTGGCGGTATGGCTGCGTGCTGTCCGGTCTTGAGGAATGGCAGGACGAGAACCCGAACGCGGCGGCCGCGCATGCGCACCCGATCGTCGTCCGCGAGGGACTGGATACGCTCCACATCGACGACATCGGCGTTGGCGCCTCCGTGCCCGGCGAGTTCAAGCGGCTGCATGGGCCGAACCCAGTGCGCGCGATCTCGTTCGTGGGCTGGACCGCATCGGAATCGCCGCAGGACGCTGACAAGGACTATCAACCCGGCAAGACGCATGGCGACATGTTCGCCAACCTCAAGGCCCAAGGTTGGGGCCTGCTGGGCGATCGCTTCCGCAACACCTGGCAGGCTCGCAATGGCCTGCCCTACGATCCCGACATGCTGATCTCGATCCCGTCAGGCCTCCCGATGCGGTCAAAGCTGACGGGCGAACTGACACAGCCCCGGCGCGAGAGCGTTAACGGGCGCATGAAGGTCGAGAGCAAGAAGTCGCTCAAGACGCGCGGCATCCCCTCGCACAATCTGGCTGACGCGGTGGTGATGGCATTCGCGCCCGTGAAGGCCCTGGGCTACAACCTCGACGCCTGGTGACGGCGGTAAAAATAGCCGATCCCGCCACGTACCGTCCCGCTATGGCAGGCTCCCCAATTCTCGACGCCAGCGGTGCGCCTATTGCCGCCCCCACCTCATCGCCAGTCCGGTACTTCGGAGACGGCATCACAGAGGCTATCCAGTTCGCCGCCACGCCGATGCATCAGTTTGGCAGCGTCATGACCCGTATGTTCGGGCCGCAGCTTGCCTACGCTGCCTATTGCGAAAGCGGTATGATGCAGCGGGTGATCGAACTGCCGGCCTCGGACCGCGTACGCGAATGGCGCGACTGGCAGGCTGATCAGGACCAGATCGAAAAGCTGGAGAAGGAAGAGAAGCGCCTAGGGCTCGTCGCCAAGGTGAAGGCCGCCGAGATCTTGCGCGGCATCGGCGGCGGGGCCCTGATCCTTGTCGCGGGTGGGAGCCCCAGCCAGCCCATCAACGTCACCGGCGTTGGCGGCCTCGTCGCGATCAATGTCGTGCACAAGGATCAGATCACCCTCGTCGACATCGACCAGGAGCTGTCCAGCCCGAACTATGGTCTGCCGCGCGCCTTCAAGATCGGTAGCGAGCAGACCGAGATCCATCCGTCCCGCGTCGTTTGTTTCCGTGGAGATCCGTTGATGGTCGGCTACGGGGTCGGTCTTGAGCAAGCGTTCTGGGGGCGCTCGCGCCTCATGCGCGTATTCAAGGAAGTGCAGAAGTCCGACGACACGCAGGCATGGTTCGCCGCCCTTGTGCGCAAGGCCAAGCTCCTGCGCATCGGCATCCCGAGCCTCACCGATGCTGTCGCCGCGCCCGGCGGGCAGGATCGTATGAACCGCCGCATGAGCGCCATCGCCCTGAGCGAAAGCGTGCTGAACGCCACAGTCTACGATTCCGGCGACGGCCAGGGCGCCGGAGAGAAGATCGAGGACTATCAGGTGTCGTGGGCTGGTATCCCCGCGATGATGGACGCCTTCGACCAGCGGGTCGCTGCTGTGTCGGGTATCCCGTTCACCGTTCTTCAGGGCCGCTCGCCGGGCGGGATGAACGCCACCGGGACGCATGATGAACGAAATTGGAATCGCGAGGTGCAGCAGGGGCAAAAACTCGAGCTTGCACCCTGCCTCGACCAAATCGACGCGGCGCTGATCCCGTCAGCCCTCGGGTCTCGCCCGGAGGAAATCTGGTGGCAGTTCGCTCCGCTGTCGACGCCTTCGGAGGCCGAAGAAACCACGCGCTTCAAGACCTGGACGGAAGCGGCTGAATCGGTGCGCGCGTCGGGCACTGTGCCGGATGAAGCGTTCGCAAAGGCGTACCAGAACACCGTGATCGAGAACGGTTGGATGCCAGGTCTCGACGGTGCTTTGGACGAACTGCCGGACGATGAGAGGTTCGGGTTGAACCCGGACGACGACGGTACTGACCCGTCTGCCATAGCGGCTGAAGGAGGTGATCCTAATCTCGAAGGCGGAGGCGGCGCGAATGGAAGCGTGCCGCCTCGCCGGGCTGCGAACGATGCAGTGACCGGGTTCTTCGCCGATGCTGCCCCTCGCCCGCTCTACGTCCAGCGCAAGCTCCTGAACGGCGCCGCGCTGATCGCCTGGGCCAAGGACAATGGCTTCAAGTCCACCCTCTCCGCCGACGATCTGCACGTGACGGTGCTCTACTCGAAGACCGCCGTCGATCCGATGCGCATGGGCGAGAGCTGGGCGGGCGATGAGAACGGCCGCATCCGCGTGAAGCCCGGCGGTCCGCGCGCGATCGAGCGCTTCGGCGAAAACGCCGTCGTTCTGCTGTTCGCCTCGTGGGAACTGGAGAGCCGGCACCGCACCATGGTGGAGGCGGGCGGCAGCCACGATTTCGATTCGTACCACCCACATATCACCCTGTCATATGAGGTCCCTGATGGCGTCGATCTGACGGTCATCAAGCCTTACGCGGGCGCGCTGGAGTTCGGCGAGGAGCTGTTCGAACCGCTTGATCTCGACTGGAAGCGGAAGGTCACCGAGGAATGAGCGGACCTCGCATCCCGATCGCGCGAATTCGCAACGCTGCCCTGCGCCGCGCAGCCATGGTGATCGTCTTCCCTTTGCTCATTCTCTGGCACTTCAACTGGCGGCTGATTGCCTTCCCACTGGCAGTAATCTGGAACGCGGCTGAGGCCGCAGTGTTTGCAGCCCGCGATAGCATTCAGTCGGACTTGAGTGTGCGGTCCATCCGCCTGCTGGCGCTTGGCTGGAAAACCATGTGGCGTGGCGAGCAGGCTGACGCAGAGCCTACGCGCGAGGCGTAAGGTGCCCCGCTACGATCTCGCAGCCATGGCCCGCCGCACTAAACCGGGGATGCGCAAGCGCTCGATCGTCCTGCGCGACATCGATCCTCCGGGAACGCTTGCGACGAACCTGTTTCGGGCTGTGTATAACCCTGTGGTTCAAGCGTGGGCAACCGGTGCAGAACGCATCATCGCCGCCTATGCCGCCACCGTCTCCGAGATGACTACGGACGCCCCTGCCGACGTGCGCGCCGAGATCGACGGCGCTGCCGAGCAGATCAACCGGCTTGTGCTGCTGCTCACGCCTGAGGTCCGAGCGTGGGCCTTATCCGTAGAAAAATGGCAGCGAAAAGCGTGGCGTGGGGCTGTTCTGGCCGCCACCTCAGTCGATTTAGACACGCTGCTCGGCCCAGAGGATGTGCGGGCTACGCTGGCAACGCATATCGAATGGAACGTCGCGCTCATCAAGGACGTGTCAGCGCAGGCCCAGCAGCGCATCAGCAACGCGGTGTTTGACGGCCTCCGAAATCGCACTCCCGCGCGCGACGTGGCGAAGACGATCCGGGAGGCAACCGGCATGGCGCGTCGCCGGTCGGCCAATGTGGCCAGTGACCAATTGGCGAAGATCACCTCTTCCCTGGCTGACGAGCGCCGCCGTGACGCTGGTATCACGGCTTGGGAATGGGTCCATGGCAGGAAGGCGCATCCTCGCGTTGCCCATGTCGAGCGCAATGGGAACTACTATTCCGATTTCGCGGCGGATGTCGGGCAGCCGCTCAACGGGAAGAACCTGATGGCGCCGCCTGAGGACAGGCCGGGGCAGCTTCCCTTCTGCTCTTGCCGCGCGCGGTCGGTTATCGACCTGAGCGACTGATCGCTTCCCCACCAATCATTGGCAATTTGCTTTAACTACGGCAATGGCAGTCAATGTTCCTTCGTAAATGTATCGCGGCCGCCATCATTCTGCTGCTCGTCGCCGCCGTTGTTTTTGTATGCGTCATATCGATGACCTCCGAAAGCCGGACTGCGGAGGCGCTTTTCGATCCGAGTGACGCTAAGGTCCGCAGCATGTAAGCAAACGCCGCGCCGGTGCCGCGCGGTCTGCCGTTTGACGGCGGTAAACCCGTTGCTCGCGCGCGAATACCGTGCGAGGCATGCAATTTCGGGACAGCCTCAACCTTGACGCACCCCGCCGCATTGAAGGCGGCGCGATGGCCGTTCGTGCACGCGCGGCTCGCACCGGCGTCTATCAGTACGGCGGCTCCGAGGTAGACCCCGACAACAAGCACGGCCTGCGTGATACCGCCCTGGTCAACGTGCTCCGCGACGACGGCACCGTCTTCGACGAGAAGTCCGTCCGCAGCTTCATCGGCAAGCCGGTCACCGACGACCACCCCGCCGCCCCCGTCACGACCGAAAACTGGCGGGATCACGCGCGCGGCACGATCATGGGTGCGATGCGCGACGGAGATTACCTCGCCTTCGACCTGCTGCTGACCGACGCCGAGGCCATCGCCAAGGTGGACGGCGGCAAACGCGAGCTGAGCAACGGCTACAGCAGCGACCTCGAATTCGGCGACTTCACGGCACCCGACGGCACCAAGTGTCAGGCCCGCCAGAAGTCCATCTTCGGAAACCACGTTGCACTGGTCGATCGCGGCCGCGCCGGTTCCGAATGCGCCATCAAGGACGGGTTCGCCGTCTGCGACGCCCTTCCCTCCAACATTCTCGATTCACTCACTCAGGAGAGCCCTGTGCCGAAGATCGTTCTCATCGACGGGCTTTCCGTCGACGTGTCGAACGCGGATATTGCCGCAACGAACATCGCCACCCTCATTGCCGCGCGCGATGCCGCAACCGCCAGCCTGGCTACCGCTCAGGCCCAGGCAGTTACCGACGCGGCTACCATCGTCGCCAAGGATGCGGAGATCACCAAGCTCACCGCCGACAAGGCAGCGCTGGAAGCCGCCAAGCCGACCCCGGCGCAGCTTCGCGACGCGGGCAAGGCATATGCCGCCATCGTCGCCAAGGGCAAGGCCGCTGGCATCGCCGTGACCGACGCCATGGACGAACCTGCCATCATGAAGGCGGTCGTGGACAAGCACATGGGCGAAAAGGCCAAGGACTACACCGCCGACCACATCGCCATCGCCTTCGATGCCCTGACCAAGGACGCGAAGGTCGAGGACGAGGGCATTCAGCCGCTCGGCTCGCCCGTCACCACCAACGACGCCGCGACCAAGGATGCGACCGACGCCCGCGCTTCCATGATCGCGGACATGCTCAACCCCGGCGCCAAGGCCGCCTGAGGAGGGAACGATGGCAACCTATCAGACCACCTACGAAACCTCGCCTGCCATCGGCCTCAAGGGCCAGATCGCGAACGAGGAAAAGCACAACCAGATCAGCCGCACGGTATCGACCGCTGGCGGGATCAAGTTCGGCGCCCCCGGCTTCCGAGTGGCGGGTGCTGGCAACGACCATATGATCGCGGCAACCGGCGCGATGGACGACTTCCTCGGTCTGGCCGTGCTGACCGGCGCAGTGCCGCCCGTCGCTGAAGGCTCCACGCTGGTGGACGGCTACCCTGCCCGCTTTACCGGCTCCTTCATGACGGACGGCCACATGTACGTCGAAGCTGGGGGCGCTGTCGCTCCCGGTGACAACGTGTTCTACGCCGCCGCGTCCGATCAGTACTTCAACGCCGCCGCCGCTGGCCGCATTGGCCCGCTGCCCCGCGTAGTGTTCGACACCACCGCCAGCGCCGCCGGGCAGATCGTCGAGGTCTCGCTCGATCACCGCGTCGTTCCGGCCGCCGCCTAAGGGGGACCAAAGACCATGAACATGCCTTTCAACGACGCGCAGGCGGCCTTCCCGTTTGTCATCGCGCAGGGTCGCAACATCGAAACGCGCATCTACAAGAAGCGCTATCCGACGTTCAACTACAGCCAGATCATCCCCATCGTCACCGAGGGCCAGCCCTGGGCGATCGGAACGACCTTCTTCACCGTCGATTCCACCGGCCAGGCGAAGATTCTCTCGGGCAAGGGCACGGATGTGCCGTTCGTCTCCTCCAAGCGTGGTCAGGCGAGCCATGACTACTGGATGATCGGCGCGGGCTGGGAATGGACCCTCGAAGAGATCAACCAGGCATCGCTCTACGGCATCAACCTGTCAGCCACAGATGCTGAAGCTGCTTCGAATGCTGTTGAGCGCCTGCTCTACGAGACGTTCATGGCCGGCTCCACGGAAAAGGACGTTACCGGCTTCGTCAACGACGCCAACGTCAACGTGGTCGATGCTGCCCAGACCTTCGAGGCGGCAACCCCGCAGCAGGCGGCCGCCCTCGTTAACGATGCTCTCTCGCAGGTTCGCAGCCAGACCAATGAGGTCGAATGGGCCGACACGGTGGCATTCCCGCCCGCCGCGCTCCGCATCCTTGCCACCAAGTCGCAGGGCGCTGGTGACGGCACCCTGACCGTGCTCGAATACATCCGCCGCAACAACATCTACACCAGCGAAAACAACGGCGCGCCGCTGAATATCGTCAGCACCCGCGAACTTTCCGCTGCTAGTGAAGATGGCGACGGGCGCATGGTAGTCTACCGCCGCGACGAGGAAGTGCTTCGCGGGCACCTGCCGCTTCCCCGCCGCGTTCTGGACCCGCGCCAGGCGTCGCTCATGGGCTACGAGCAGGGCATCATCGCCCGCACCGGCGGCACCGAGGTGCGCCTGCCCGGCGCCATGCTCTACGTTGACGGCGTTGCTGCCGCTCCCGAAGCGTAAGGAGAGACGATCATGGCCAAGGTCACCAACACCAGCAAGATCGTTCGCGGGGTTGTCGTCAAGGACGGCGAAAAAACGCGCACGGTCCATATCAAGCCCGGTAAGAGCATCGAGGCGGAGTTCGACGAGGATTACCTCAAGAAGCTTGGCAGCCGCGATGTATTCAAGGTCGAAGCTTCGGCGTCCGCAGACGGTGACGGCGACCTTTCGAGGCTGACGGTCGAAGACCTCAAGGATCTCGCCGCCAAGGAAGAGATCGACCTGGGTGACGCGACCAAGAAGGCCGACATCGTCTCGGCCATCCAGTTGGGCCGCGAAGCCAAGGCCTGAGCTGGCGACAACGATACACAGGGGCCGCCTCGCATCGCCGGGGCGGCCTTTTGCTTGAAACGCGCAAATGAGAAGCGGCTAAACCTTTATCTTTGCAGAAAGTTCCCATTAATCGACTGGCTATGAATATCCCAAGACGGGACGATGGAATCGCTTGCCATCCCATTTTTTATGGCGCAGCAATACGTCGCGACCCGAAGGGATGAGCGAAAGCGAAATCTCTTTATAGACTGCCCGGCCTATTTGTTAGGCCGGGTATTTTTTTGGCCTTTCGCGCTCACGCAGTTGTGTACACAAATACACATCTGTTACAATATTTTCGTATTAAATCTTTATCACTGGTTCTATATTGGACGCATACCCCGTCGGGTCGCACCAAGGGGGCGCCGGTGAGTATCTACGCACCACCGGCGCGTTCTCGCACTGATGGCGGTAATTTCCCCCGGCATTCCCGTCACTTTGCAGCATGGCTTACGCTCGCCTCCCGCTCGCCCAATTCAAGGCCACCTACCCGGCCTTCTCAACCCTGACCGAAGAACCCTATGCCGCCTGGGCGACCAAGGCTGAGGGGCGCGTCGGTGAAAGCTACGGCGACGAGCAGCAGGACGCGACCGAGCTTCTTACCGCTCACCTGCTGGCCCTCAATGGGATCGGCGGCGCACCGGGCGCGGCGATGCTGGCGGCCACCGGCGCGACCTCATTCAAAAGTGGGACGTTCCAAGCTTCCGTGTCGGATACCGTCGTCGCTCAGCGCGCCAAGGGCGGGTATGCCGCCACCGTTTGGGGGCAGCAGTTCGCCGAGATCCAGCGCCGGCTGTTCGGCGGGCCGGTGCTCATCGGCTTCACCGGAGTGCCCTGCTGATGCTGGATCAAGCGTAAGCGCGCATTTCGTAGCACGCCGTTTCCGGATGCGGTGCGGCCACCACAGTTGACGCTGGACGAGACAGGCCACCGCAGCGACGTCGGCGGGTCAGGCGTGTCTTTCGAAGTTGAATGGCAGC